TTCTTAGGATAATTTTATGGCGAGAAATTTTTACTTTTCAGAAAAAGTAAGATCTGAAATGAATCTCTATGAAGATCTAGTCATAGAGGCACTGAAGATATATGGGCAAGACCTGTACTATCTACCAAGACATATCGTTAATGAAGATACGTTACTTGGTGATGATCCTACTTCTAAATTTTCTTCTTCTCATAAAATTGAAATGTATATTGATAATGCCGAAGGTTTTGATGGAGAGGGTGATCTCTTCACTCGTTTTGGTGTAGAGATACGTGACGAAGTTACTCTGGTTGTTTCTAAGTCTAGATTTGAAACCCAAGTCCGTAGAATGACAACTAGCGGTATTACTATAGATCGTCCTGCCGAAGGTGATTTAATTTGGATGCCTTTAACAAATAAAATGTTTGAGATCAGGCATGTAGAACATGAACAACCTTTTTATCAGATTGAAAATTTACCAGTCTATAAAATGCGTTGTACTTTATTTGAATACACTGGCGAAGACTTCGATAATCAAATTGATGATATTCAAGATATCGAAAAGAACTTCTCATATCTTTATAAAGTATCACTTACTGCGCCAAAGAAAGCATCTGCTTCACTGATACAAGATAGCAATGGGGTCGCTTCTATAAGTCTAACTCAGGGTGGAACTTATTATACAACTCCTCCTACGATTGCATTTATTGGTGGCACAACTTCTGACTCTGCTAATGCAACCGCGACAGTCAGTGGCGGTGCGGTAACAAGTATCACCCTTACAGATAGTGGGACTTATACAACTGACTCTGCAATCACGATTCAGTTTATCGGTGGATCTGCTATTGATAGTGCTTACAGTATTGGTGACAGCGTTGGTCAGACTATCGCTGGTGGCGTGAAGATGAGTGGTGAAATACAAAGAATACAACTAGATTCTTCCGGTGATTCAAGCGTTCACTTATTCCTATCAAATGTTGGTGCTGACGATGGTAAGTTCCATACATTTGTCGTTGATGCCGATATTATAAATAACACGCTCGGAGCAGTTACAGGATTATCAGCGAATGCGGTCAGTGAAATAAATAATATATCTGCTACAGAGCAAAACGATGAATTCACAAAACAATATGTAGATGATTTTATCGACTTTACTGAAAACAATCCTTTTGGTGATCCGGAGAATCAATAATGTTTGGTACATACTATTATCATGAAAAGATCCGGAAAACAGTTTCTATATTTGGTAGATTGTTTAATAACCTTTATGTCGTTAGATTAGATTCTAATGGAACGGTTTTAAATCAGCAAAAAGTTCCTTTGGCATATGCGCCAAGACAGAAGTATCTTGATAGAATCCGTACAAATCCAGACCTATTAGAAAATTCTCAGGTTGCTCTTAAACTTCCTAGAATGTCGTTTGAGATTACTAGCATAGCATATGACAACACTCGTCAATTGACGAAAGTAAGTAATTTTAAAGCACTCGGATTAACTAGCAACGATAGACAAAAGTTTTATTCACCTGTTCCTTACGAAATTGGATTTCAGTTGAACATTATGGCGAAGAATCAAGATGATGCTTTGCAACTTGTAGAACAGATTTTACCAACTTTTAATCCGCAGTACACACTAACGATCAAACCATTTTCTACTGAATATCCAAATTTTACTGAAGATATTCCAATTATTATACAAGGTGTTTCTTTCTCTGACGATTTTGATGGAGACCTATCTACTCGAAGAACTATTATATACACTTTAGATTTTCAAATGAAAGTTTCGTTTTATGGTAATATTTCTTCTGGTGGTATTATTCGTTCTTCTATAGCAGATGTATTCTTAATGGATCAAGGTGCTGGTCAAGATTCTGACGTAAAGATTGAAACAATTACGGTTACTCCAAACCCAACTGCTACGATAGGGTTGGATGATAGTGACTTTGGTTTCACCACAGATATAGATTTAACATATGATAGTGGTCTATCATAACAGGAGATAAGAAATGACTATCATACTAAGGTCATCTAAAGGTTCTACATTAACGCATGCAGAAATGGATAACAACTTTGATGAGTTGTCAAATAGAGTGCTTTTGGGTGCTCCTCAAGTCGAAGCGTTAATAGATTCAGCATATGTACAAGCAAGACAAACAGATGTGGGTTTAGATTCTGCTGCAACAATCAATCTGATTGATTCAGCATATGTAACTAATATTGTTCAAACAGCACCAGCATCACCAGTTTTACAAGCATTCAATGCTGCAGATAGTGCGACATATAATCAGTTCGGTGCGGGAACAGTAATATTCTTAAATGATGGGGATAACGGTTCTGCTTGCCTTGCTGTTAAAGATAGTGCTAATGGAGACTTCAAAATTGTGTCATTTGGAGTAGCACCATCATCAGGTGGTGGAGGTTTCTAATTTATTATGAGTGAAGATAGTAATGTAAAAAATGATTACGATTATTCTCGGGACACTTACTACGAATTAATTGAAAAAGGTAAAGAGTCTCTTGAGATGATGGTAGAGGTTGCGCGTGAAAGTGAACATCCTCGTGCTTATGAAGTGCTATCAGGTATGATAAAAAATATATCAGACGTCAATGATAAATTGATGGATCTGAATAAAAAACAAAAAGATATAAACAAAAGCGAAGACGTGAAACAAGTCGAAAATCAGCAGAATAATTATTTCCTTGGATCTACTGCTGACATTCAAAAACTTTTACAAGAAGATGATGCTATAGATGTTGAACCAGAAAGAATCGTATCTCGGGAATCCTAATGTAAAACGTGACGGTGTTCTTCAACAATGGACACCTGATTTACTCAAGGAATATAAGAGATGCATGAAAGACCCAGCATATTTTTGTGAGGAATATGTAAAAGTAATTGCACTTGATTCGGGTCTTGTTCCTTTTAAATTATATGATTATCAAAAAAATATGTTCACCCAATTTGAGGAGAATCGTTTTAATGTTGTTCTCGCATGTCGTCAATCTGGCAAGTCAATATCCGCCTGCGCGTACCTCCTCTGGTACACACTATTCCACTCTGAAAAAACGGTCGCAATCCTCGCTAACAAAGGTGCCACTGCGAGAGAAATGTTATCGCGTATTACGCTCATGTTGGAAAATATCCCGTTCTTTCTTCAACCAGGATCCAAAGCACTCAATAAAGGTTCTTTGGAATTTAGTAATAACTCACGGATCCTTGCGGCTGCAACAAGTGGTAGCTCTATTCGTGGTATGTCAGTTAATCTTCTATACTTGGATGAGTTTGCTTTCGTAGAACGTGCTGCAGAGTTTTACACTTCTACATATCCCGTTGTATCATCAGGTAAAGACACTAAAGTTATTATCACCTCAACTGCTAATGGTATCGGTAATCAATTCCATAAAATATGGGAAGGTGCTGTACAAAACGTAAACGAATTCAAATCGTTTCGTGTTGACTGGTGGGACGTTCCTGGACGTGATGATGGATGGAAAAAACAAACTATTTCAAACACGTCACAGTTGCAGTTTGATCAAGAGTTTGGTAATACATTCTTTGGGACAGGTGATACACTTATCAATGCCGAAACTTTATTAGGATTGAGAGCAACAAATCCGAAAAAAATATCAGAAGGTGGGAATTTTTTATTATATGAAGAACCCATAAAAGGTCATGATTATATAATGACTGTTGATGTAAGCAAGGGAAGAGGTCAGGACTATTCTACTTTTAATTTGATCGATATTAGCGTTCGCCCATTTGAACAGGTTGCTGTATATCGCAATAACACTATCTCGCCATTGCTCTTCCCTAATTTTATTTATAAGTATGCGAAATTATACAATGATGCATACGTCGTGATTGAGGCAAATGATCAGGGTGGTGTTGTATGTAATGGATTATATCATGATTTAGAATATGAAAATGTTCATGTAGAATCTTCTATAAAAGCAAATGCTATTGGTATTGAAATTAACAGAAAAACTAAAAGACTCGGTTGCAGTGCCTTTAAAGATCTAATAGAAAATAACAAAATAAAGGTAGTAGACGAGCAAACGATTTTAGAAATATCAACGTTTGAAGCAAGGGGTCAATCATATCAGGCATCAGATGGTAATCACGATGACCTCGTTATGAATTTTGTTTTGTTTGGTTATTTTGTTTCTACTCAATATTTTAGTGATATGACTGATATCAATTTAAAAGATATGATCTTCAGACAAAAGATGAAAGAAATAGATGATGACATGGTTCCATTCGGTATTATAGATGACGGAAGCAGTTATATCAATCAAATAGAACAAGAGGATAGAGATGATCGTTGGGCAACGACGGTAGTTTTTGACCCTAATCTTTAATTTAAGAATATTATAAATAAAGGTAAATTGACTGAAATCGTATTATGGAACATATAATTTAACAGAGGAAGATAAAAATGGCACTTTCAACACCGTCTGCTTCACCAGCGGTTGTCGTCAAAGAAATAGATCTGACTGGTGGCGTTCCAAACGTTCAGTCAACTACAGGCGCAATCGTAGGGAACTTTCGCTGGGGACCTGCTGAACAAAGAGTATTAATTGATAACGAGACAAATCTCGCTAATACCTTTGCATCTCCAGACTCAGCAAACACAATAGATTGGCATTCCGCATCTTATTTCCTACGCTACTCAGGATCACTCCAAGTCGTAAGAGAAGTAACAAGCGATGCATTAAACGCTCGTTCGTCTACAGGACAACTTGCAACAGATTCTGACGGTGGTCTAGGCACTCCCGTCGTTAAAAACGAAACAGATTTCTTAGGACAAGAAGCCGCATTAGCAGCAGCAAGTCATACATTTGTCGCAAAATATCCTGGCGAATTAGGAAATGGAATTAAAGTTTCTATATGCCCACCAGACGCAACTGCGTTTAGTACATGGGCATATAAAGACGAGTTTGATACTGCTCCTGGCACATCAAATTACGCAACAGATGCTGGTGCTCTTAATGACGAAGTTCACGTTGTTATTGTAGACTCAGGTGGTGAGTTTACAGGTTCACGTGGTACAGTACTAGAAAGATATCCTTTCATGTCTGTCGGTACAAATGCTAAGAACACCGATGGAACAACTAACTATGTTATTGATGCAGTCAACACTCGTTCAGACTATGTGTGGATGACAGGTTTTGATTCTGATTTCAGCGCAGCTGGTGCAGGAACAAATATCGACAATGGTGATAATTTTGATCCATCCGCTCTAACTACTGCTTCAAACTACAAGTTCACTAAAGGTGCTAATTCAGCTGCATTAGGAACTTCAGAGTTTCTTTCAGGTTTTGATCTTTTCGAAGATAAAGATATCGTAGAAGTTGATTTCTTGATTGCTCCTGGTATGGCTTCTCGTGAAAATCAAGCAACTGTGGTAAACGATTTGATCACTACCGCACAATCACTTCGTAAAGATTGTGTTGTTGCGGCATCACCTGCTAGATCAGATATGGTAAACCTAACAAACACTGCTACAATGACAACTAATATTGTCACCACAGCAAATATGTTTACAAACTCATCTTATCTTGTGACAGATGCTAACTATCT